ATGCCAGCCACTCGTCTGTGCGAGCGCGTCATTGCGCGCCTCGTTCAGGCCGAAGTCTGCGAGCCGAACCCGCACTTTCGCGACGATTTGAAAATCGCGCGCCTGACCGTGGCCTATGCCGCCAGCGGCGAGGCGGTGCTGTGCTCGCCTCACGTGCTGGCCAGCTACACGGTGCTGGGGCTGCATCCGGAAAAAGTTTGGCCGGCCATTCTGGCGCGACGCACTGCGCTGGGATCGCCGCTGCTGATGGAAGATGCCGACGACGCGCGCGTGCGGAAGAAGCCGCCGCAGTCGGTCAAGCTCTGGTGGGAAAACACAACCGCCGCGAGAGCCTCTAACTCTCGCGGCGGCCTAACGTTGCTTCGCGACAACACGAGCAGTGTGCCTATGGCCGCACCGTCGATAGCCGCACTATATCCCAACTCGGACGCCCCTTCCAGCGCAAAAAAGCGCGGGTTCACCTATGACGAAATGCTCTCGATTGTTGAGTTTTCGGGCGCTCCGCACTCCGTACGCCAGGGCACACTCAGCGCCCTGAAAGCGCGCGGCCGCTGGCCCAACGAAGATGGCCCCGCCACCGGCGTGATCTGCATTTCTCTCATTGGCATGATGCTGCACGGCGTGTGCTGCCGGTCGACGGCACGCTGGCGCGCGCGGCGGGCCTGCGCGCTGGGCTACTGGCGCGAGCTGCGCGGCGCGAACTCCTGGTCAAACTGCCCCAAGTGTGGCACCGAGCGCGCCACGGGCACGTGCGGGCAGTGTGGCTACCGCGGACGCGCGAAGACGGCCGAAGGCAAAGCCAACTTCGACGAGTTTTGCCGGCCTTACATGTACCAGATCGACATCGAGAAATTTCGCTCGGCGCCGCGCTGCCGCGAGCTGCGCCACTTCGATGCGCGCACCTATGCCGAGTACAAAGAAGCGGCCAAGCGGGGCGAGCACCCGAACGTGACCGAGATGCCGCGCAAGCCGGCGCAGCCTGACCCCAACCCGCCCGCGCCGCCACCAGCGACCGCGGCGCCGGTGCGCCAGCCGGCAGCGGAGCACCCACATCGCAACCCGGCGCACACGCTGCAGCCGGTGCAGCAGCCGAAGCTCACCAAACGGGAAACAGCGAAGCTGGTGGCCGATATCGCCGAGCGCATGCGCGGCCGCGGCGAAGCTCCGGGGCGCACTGAACCGGACCCGGCCTGCGAGAAGTGTCACGGCGAGGGCGGAATTCCCTTGCGCGCTCATCCCGGCCAGATGCAGCGCTGCTGGTGTTGGTCGCCGGCCGACCCGAACTATCGGCCGAAAATGAATTTCTGCGATGCCCTCACCGAAGTCGCCGCGATGTGGAAGCGCGATGCGGATGCGGTGCGGCACGCGCTCAAGTTTTGGGGCTATCGGCTCCAGGAGTGAAGAAAGGCAAACGGCGCGGATCGTGACTCCGCGCCGCACTCGAACCCGCAAATGTTTTCAGCCCGGTCAAAGGAGAAAACGAGATGGCAACTTCGCTAGCATCATACCCTAAACCGCAGCCTGCGCTCACGCTCGAAGTTCGCGGCGAGCAAAATCTTCGTCCACAAACCATTGGCCAGGTCTGCCGCGATCTGGAAGAGCTGTGCGCGGCCGGCTTTCTTGAAGCCTTTCGCGACGAGCACAACATTGTGCGCTACCGGCCGCTCGTCGGCACTCTGCCCAAACTGGATGGCTGGAAATGACTTCGCCGACTGAGAAGACTACGCTTCCCGGCTCGGTTGGCGCCGAGGACGGCGGTGGGGGATCTGCTGCGACAGCTCCCGCCGTCCTCCCGATTTCCGAACTTCCGGTTCCCATCGAGTTCGAAGATTTCTGCAAGTGCTGTCAACGCACCCAGAGATTTGTCGCGGAGTTTCAGCTGGGGAACGGATTGTTTGGGTGCTGTCCGTATTGCGGGGATGAACGCGTGGTGCGGTTCTCGCGGGAGGTGGCGTGAAGTGGGCCTCTACAACTTTCAACTTCGATTTGTTCCCAAGATTCGGCGCGGCGAAAAGACGCACACGATTCGAGCCGAGCGAGTGTATCCCGACAAGCCCGGCGACACGATGCATTTGTACACGGGGTTGCGAACGAAGAAAGCCGAGCTGCTGATGCGCGTTCCGTGCGTGAAGGTCGAACAGATTGTGATCACGGATACGCCTCTTCGCCGAATTGTGATCGAGGGCATCCTGCTCGACACCGACGAAGAGGAAGCAATCGCGCGGCGAGATGGCTTCGAGAGCTTCGCCGACATGATGGAATTTTGGGACGGGCGACTTCCCTTTCGCGGCCACGTGTATCACTGGCGCTCGAACTCGGAGGTGGCGTGAGATGGGAATGCATTTTGCTCACCACCACGTTTGGGGCGTCTTCGGAAAGTGCGTCTCCACGAAAGTCAAGAATTGTGAGGCGCGTCGCTGCGCTGGGACCGTCGTGCAGTTTCGACGCGGCCAGCCTTTTGAGATGCGCTGCAAAGCGAGAGCCTTCACGAAAGCTGGCCTGTGTATGCGCTGCGACGAACGTGAGCGACGCATGGCCCACGAAGAGGCCTCGGCATGACCGACCTCTGGCTCTTCACCAAGCTCTTGTTCGAAGTGGGGATGCTCTGCGGGTTCCTCCCCTCAATTCTTTTCGTCTACGCGGCAGAGGCGTGGATGAAAGCACAGCGCCCGATCGCGCAAAGTTCGGGGCGGGCAGTGAGCAGAAGGGAAAATCGGATCCAGCGAAGGATTGCCACAAGCCCGCCCCGGAAAATCAGGAGGACCGCGTGAAATACGTCTACGAAGTGGCAGTTGGGGATGAGGGACTGACGCGCGAAAACTTTTACGTGATCGCGCAATCGTTCGACGAAGCGGTGCGAAAGGCCCATGTAGGGCTGAAGAAAATCAACGGCGATCTCAGCGGTGTCGTCTTTTTCATCCGCGAGATTTCTCTAAAAGGCGAAGTTCGATGACCACCGCAAACTGGAAGGAGGACCGCGTGAAAATTCTCAAAGCCATCTGGCGCGCTGCCCGGTGGCTCTACTCCGAATCGTTCCACACCGCAGAAGCGCGGCGGCGCGACTTCGAGCGCAGACGGGAGCGGACTCCGCTATGAGCGATATTTTGCTCGGCTACAGAATTCCGACTGGCGAAGAAGTCTCTGTCCCGGTCCGGCACATGTGTGTCACCGGCCAAACGCAGGAGAGCGGCAAGACCACGACGCTCGAAGCTCTGGTCGGGCGCAGCGGGAGACGGGCCATCGCCTTCGTGACCAAACGCGGCGAGCGCAGTTTTGAGAGCGGACGCAAAATCCTTCCCTACTTTCAGGAGCGGACCGACTGGCCTTTCATTGAGAGCGTGATCGAAGCGATCATGCTGCAAAAGATGAAGTTCGAGCGGGCCTGGATTGTGCGGGCCTGCAAAGGCGCTCAATCTCTCGCGGGCGTGCGTCGCAATCTTGACGGGTTGATGTCGAAGTCGAAGCGCAGCATGGATGCCGATATTTACATGCTGCTCGGGGAATACCTGGACCGCGTATTGCCGCTTCTGGCGCGGCTTCCGAAGGCTGACAAAATTCAACTCGCGCCGGGGCTGAATGTCATGGACCTGCGCGGCTATCCCGACGAGTTGCAAATGCTGGTGATCTCTTCCTCGATGCGCTGGGTGCACGAACAGGAGAATGAAGTCATCACCATTCTGCCCGAGGCGTGGAAGTTCGCGCCGCAAGGCCGCAACACTCCGGTCAAACTGGAAGTCCGGAAAATCGCACGCGAAGGCGCGGGGTTGAAGAATTACATCTGGGTCGATTCCCAGGACATCGCTGGCGTTGAAAAAGAAATTCTCCGGGCCGCGGCGGTGTGGCTGATCGGCGTGCAGCGCGAAGCCAACGAGATCGAGCGGGCGCTGTCTTCGATTCCGAAAGGCATCAAGCGTCCGAAAGAAGGCGAAGTCCCGAATCTTCGTCTCGGCCAATTCTTCGCCTGCTGGGGGCAGCATGTGGAGAAAGTGTATGTGCGCCCCATCTGGATGAGCGGATCGAACGCGATGCAGATTGCGATGGGTGAACTGCGCGTCGAAGATTGCGCCGCGCCCGCGAAACCAATGTCAGAGGAGGAGAACGTGGACTACAAGGCCGCCTACGAGGAAGCGCAGGAAACGATTCGCCAGCTCACCGCTCGAATCGAGCAATTGGAGAAAAAGCCGAACACGCCGAGCAGTTCTCCGCCCGCGCCCGTTGGCCGCACAGCGCAAGGAATGCCGCCCGCCCCGGATGCCGAGACTCCGATCATGAAACTGACGAAGGGCATCCCCGAGATCGACCTCACGGTGCGCAAATACACCATTCAGGCCGACGACTCCACGCTGGTAGGCCGCATCGCGCTGCTTCTCACCGAGGGATTTTTCGACACGCCGAAGGGAAATCAGGACGTGGTGAACGCTCTCGCCCGTCGCGGCAAAAGCACAATGGCTCCGCGTGTCTCGGAAGCGTTCGCAAAACTTGCCGACATGGGCTTTCTCACGAAAGAGACTGACGGATACCAAGCTGTCCCCGGCATGAAGGTGAATGTGAAGGAAGTGAGCGCGGTCGCATGACCCAGCACTTCACCCGCAACACCGTCTCTGAGAGCTGCCCGATGTGCGACGGCTCCGGATGGCGCTTGGTGATGATCGACGCCTACGGCAATCGCCGAGTGGAGCGCTGCGATTGCCGCAAACGATTACGCCGCGCCCGTCCCGCGAAGAGAGCGGCGGCGGCAATTGTCGGCCCACGCATCTGCGTCAACTGTCTGCTGGGGAACTGTTCGGAGTGTGATCGCGATGGATGCATCTGCGCGTGCATGGCGACCGTGAATTCTGCCAATCGCGAAACCGGGAGACTGTTTCCATGACCCAGCACTTCACCCGCAACACCGTCGAAGCCCCCTTCTGGTGCGGCAAGTGCAAGAAGTTCACCCCGCACCGGATCGACCAAGGGCGGAAAGGTCCGTGTCTCGGATGCATCGAGCGGCTCGATCGCGAGCACCAGGTCATCGACATCGACGAACTGCGCCGCAAGCTGCGCGGTCCGGAGCAGAAGGAGCTGTTCGCATGAGCCCGCTCGATTGGGCCATCGTCATCGGCTGCTGGAGTCTTCCGCTGATGTGCATTGCGGCGAAGATCTACTTCGATTGGAGGAACCGCTCGTGAGCACGATCTGCCGCTTCTGCGAATTCGATTTCTCGACGGCCGGCGCCGCGGGCCTGATTGTGGCGCGCTGCCACGAGCACGACTCGCCCATTTGCCCGCGCTGCTATTGCTGCCAGGCGGTGCCGCCGGCGCTGCCGATTGGATTGCCGATCGAGATCCCACTCGAGAACGACAGCGACGTCCTCGACGAGCGATGGAGGGATGCGACATGAAGCCGCGACAGGTGATTGCCGAACTCGCGTTGCTCGGTGAGCAGGATCTGCGGGTGACGCTGCACTTTCTCGCCGATCGCGCCATTGCCTCGCGGCTCGAGAACGGCCAGCGGCTTTGCGATGTCATCGACTTCACTGCGTGGCTGCGCGAGCTGGCGGCCGCCACACAAATTTCCGATAGCACCGAAGTGCAGCGCGAGGCCGTTTCTAGGCCACCCACCAAAGTCACTTATCCGTGCACGGGATCGCGCTTCAACCTCGATTTTTGCCCGGCCTGTGGCCACATCCACGTCGAGGAAAAAGAGTGTGGCTTTCCGATCGGCGGGGACCGAGTTTGCCGGTGCGAGCGCGCGGTGCCGGCATGAACGACACGCTCACTCTCGCCGACTGCTCGATTCCGATTCCGCTGCGCTGCATGCACTGTACGCGCATCTTCGTGCTGGCGTCGCCAGTTGAGAAGTTTCGCGGCTACGTGGTGGTCGAATGTTTGGGCTGCCACTGCATGACTCCGTTTGAGCTGGAGAAAATTGCGTAATCAGTTAGGCTATGAAGGGCGGCAACTTTGAATCGACAGTTCGAATGGACCTTCTCGACTCGCGTGCGTGAACGTGACTGTCGACATTGCGGCGCGAAGACTTCCGCCTTTTTAACCGATCTGCGCACCGGCGTGCGCAAACCGTTCTGTTCCACCTGTTTTTTCGAAGCCGTGAAGTCCGTCAGCGGACTGCAAGCAGCTGCAATTACTTTGACCAATGGGGTGCAGAAAATGAAGAATGCGATCTATCGCCAGGGAGACGTACTAATTCGGCGCATCCAGAGCCTGCCGACGCAAACGGCTCAACCACGCCTCACCGGGATCCTCGCCTATGGCGAAGTCACGGGCCACGCTCACAAAGTCGAGGACCTGACTCGTGCCGAAGTCCTTGAAATTGGCGCTGGCCTTTATCTGCGCGTAGGCGATGAAGGTGTGCGCATCGTGCACGAAGAGCACGGCGCGATCAGCTTGCCTGTTGGAAACTATGAGGTCGAAATTCAGCGCGAGTACACGCCGGAGGCTATTCGGAATGTCGCCGACTGAAACCGTGCTGGCGCGCTACACCGAGGCCTGCAACTATCCTGGCGTTCTTGATGAGGCCGAGGTCGAGTCGCAGTTGAGACTTTATTGCTCGGCGCTCGGCGTCACGCGTAAAGTCGAGCGACTGCGTGAGGGCTGGTCGCTTAGCGATCATCCGTCCCTCGTGAAATATGTTCTCGCAGTGGCCGAGAGGATATCTCCACGCGCCGCACGCGACGCACGCGACGCACGCGCCGCACTCGACGCACGCGCCGCACTCGACGCACTCGCCGCACTCGACGCACGCGCCGCACGCGCCGCACTCGCCGCACTCGACGCACTCGACGCACGCGCCGCACTCGACGCACGCGCCGCACGCGCCGCACGCGCCGCACTCGACGCACTCGCCGCACTCGACGCACGCGACGCACGCGCCGCACTCGACGCACGCGACGCACGCGCCGCACTCGACGCACTCGACGCACGCGACGCACGCGACGCACGCGACGCACTCGACGCACGCGACGCACGCGCCGCACGCGACGCACTCGCCGCACTCGACGCACGCGACGCACGCGACGCACGCGACGCACTCGACGCACTCGACGCACGCGACGCACTCGCCGCACTCGACGCACGCGACGCACTCGCCGCACTCGACGCACGCGACGCACGCGACGCACGCGACGCACTCGACGCACTCGCCGCACTCGCCGCACTCGACGCACGCGACGCACGCGAAATCGGAAGCGATGCAGCTTCGCTGCATCGCTTCACGGCGTGGTGCATTCAAGCTTGGGGTTGGCGATATTGGTCCGGTGAGATCAGCTGGATGGCAACCACCTACATTGGCGCGGTTCAGCTAAAATCGCCCGCTGCTGTTCAGTCATGGTCGAAGCCTCTGTTTGAAGCGTTCTTAGCCGGTGGCTGGATGCTGCACTGGACGGAGGACACACTCTACTGGGTGGCGAAGCCTGAAGTCCACCGTGAATCAATAGCGGGTGGCGGCCGGCGATTGCACAATTCCCAAGGACCGGCACTTCGCTCTGACGTAGAGAATCTTTACTTCTGGCACGGCGTGATGGTGCCGGCATTCGTCGTTATGAAGCCTGAGTGGATCACGCTGAAGCACATCGCCGAGGAAGAGAATGCGGAAGTCCGTCGCGTCTTCATTGAGCGCTACGGCCTGACGCGCTATCTGCTCGACAGCGGAGCTGAGAAAATCGCGGAGGACGAGTTCGGTGAGCTATATCGCACCGAGATTCCTGGCGACGAACCTTTGGTGATGGTGAAGGTCATCAACTCCACCCCGGAGCTCGACGGCAGTTTCAAGCCGTACTTTCTGCGCGTGCATCCAGAGGCTCGCCTGTTGCTGAAAGATGGCCTGGGCGACGCGCAGACGCTGACCCCGCTGAATGCAGTGGCTTCAACGTTCGGTCTCACCGGCGAGAAGTATCTGAAGCAACTGATCGCCCAAAGCTGAGGCCGTATCCTTCACCGGAGGCGGCGCAGGGCTGGAGTTTTGCTTGCACATGCCATTCCACTCCCCAGCCTGCACCGCCGCTCGGCATAGCACCGCGGTAACATTGCCAATCCCCGGTTTGGCCCTACACTAGCTCTCGACCTGCCCCTTTTGGTCTCTTGGCACTTCCCGCGCCATGCGGTGATGCGGTTCCCTTAGCCAACGTGTGTTTCCCATGCGAGTCGCTGTTTTAGATTGGCACCAGTCTGCGGACGATCGCGCGCGCGCCTATATCTCCGCGTCGGACGCCGCTCGTCTCGTTGAACGCCTCGCCGCCGAAGAGATTCGTCCTGGCAAGGTGATTCGGCGTTTTGCGCCCGACTCCGTTTTTTCAGCGCTGTGGCCGGCGCCGCCACAAGTGCATTTCATCCCTGCGAAGCTGCCGCCTGTCGAAGTCGGGAATTGCAAATTCATTCCGCCCTACTACACTGAGAGCCAACCCAACATTTCCACCGTTCGCGCGGGCTGGGATTGGTCGCAGGAGCAGTCCGCATGATTCCATTCACCGTCAAAGAACTTCGCATCGCTTCCCTGCTCTCGCGCGGGCTGTCTGCCGCTGAGATCGCCGCCGAAATCGGCACCACCAAACAGACCGTAAAAAACCGCCTGCGCGCGATCTATGCCAAGCTGCACATGGTGGCGCCAAACGCGCGTGTGAAGTTCGCGATCTATTGGCACTGCGAGCTGTTTCAGATTGGGTTGCGCGAAGTTGGCCTGCTCGGCGGCGATCCGCGCTGGTGGCGTTGCGAGCTGTTTCAGCTCGGCTTGCAGGAAGCTGGACTCGCCATCCCGGAAAACACGTTTCACCATGCGTGCGCCTGACCCAGCCAGAACGCCAGCTCAGCCAACTGTCCGAAGCAGTCGGCCGCAAACCCGAAACTTGGGCGTGGATTGCCTCGAGACCGACGACGACGAAATATTCGTATGCGGCGCGGTTGCTGCTGGCGTTGGTGATTTTCGACGACTATGAATTCGGATCGGTTCGGCGAGATCAAACCGGAGTGGCGACAACGCTACCTGACCCGAACTCCGGAGCAACTGGCGAAGGACATGGTGGCGGCGTGTGATCAGTTGCGCACCCAGCGCAAAGACATCAACCTGCTGCGCAGTCAACTGCTGGCGGCACGCATCAAGAACACAGTGCTGGTCGCGCTGGTTGGTGGTGCGGCCGCCAAAGGTATTGAGGTCATCGTGATCGCACTGTGGCACTCACTCGCTCCCGTCATTGCTCGATGACGACACCACACCTCAGATGCCGCGCCGCGCGCCGATTGCCCAGCCTGCACGATTCCAGTCGGCGGATCGCGATCGTGAACGCCGGCGTCGGGCTGGCGGCCTTCGTCGTCTCTATGACACGGCACACTGGCGAGAACGGACTCGGCCAGCAGTCCTCGCGCAAGATCCATTCTGCAAGATCGCCACACTCTGTGGCGGCAACGCGCTCAGCACCGAAGCTGATCACATCATCCCAGCCGCTGAGTACGTTGCACAACACGGCAACGACTGGCGTCGCTTCTTCGACCTCTCCAACCTGCAAGGCGCCTGCAAAGCTGATCACACCGCCAAGACCGCTCGAGGTGGGTAGGGGGGTCTGTTTTCGCCAGGAGGGCGGTCCGGCGACCGGTTCACAGCCGCACACACACGGCCGCAGCAAAAGATTTTTCATAAATTTATGGGCGGTAGAGGTTCAGGCGGCTCAAATCGTAAGCCGACAGCGCTGAAGAAGTTCCTGGGCAACCCCGGAAAGCGAAAGCTCAACGAGCACGAGCCCAAAGCTCCGCGCGGCGTTCCGGAGATGCCGAAGTTCCTGAATGCAGAAGGTCGCGCAGAGTGGCGGCGCATCATTCCCATCCTGATCGACATGAAAGTTCTCACCGTCGCCGACGGCAAAGCGCTCGCAGCTTACTGTTCTGCCTACGCTCAGCTGGTGAAGGCCGAGGCCGCGATCGAGAAGTACGGACTGATCTGCGCCACGCTCGATCAACTGACGGGTGTAGCCGAGTTGAAAGTGAATCCCGCGGTGCGCATCAAGTCCGATGCGTTGCGGCACATGAAATCGTTTCTGCTCGAGTTCGGCCTGACGCCGGCCTCGCGATCCAAACTGAAAATCAATGCCAGCCATGACGCGCCCGACGCGCTCGACGGTCTCTTCGACGCGCCGACGCAATCAACCCGCCGGCCGAACTAAGCGGCCGAACACTAGCGTCGAGGTCCACGCGTGGGATCTCTATGTCACGGGGGTTCTCGCCGGCGAGATCCCCGCAAACGATCTGATCAAGCGCGCGTGTCAGCGTCATCTCGACGATCTCGCGCACGGCGCCGCGCGGGGAATCTACTTCGACGTCGCCGCGGCCGCGCGCTCGAATCTGTTTTTCAAGGTACTGCAGCATTCGAAAGGAGAGTGGGCCGGGCAGCCCTTCGAGCTTGAGCTCTGGCAATCGTTCATCGACGCGATGCTGTTCGGTTGGAAGCGCGCCGACGGCACCAGGCGCTTTCGCGAGGCCTACATTGCGGTACCGCGGAAGAACGGCAAGACAACGCTGCTCTCTGGCGAAGGCCTGAAGCTGCTCGCGGCCGATGGTGAAGCCGGCGCTGAGGTTTACACATTCGCGTCGACCAAAGACCAGGCGAAGCTAATCTTCGACGAGGCCGTGCAGATGCGCAACGCATCACCGCGGCTGACGCAGCGCGTGGGCCTGGTGAAGAACAATCTTCACATCCTGCTCACGAATTCCCGGTTCATGCCACTCTCGGCCGACGACGAAACCCACCACGGGCTCAACGCCTCGGCTGGCCTGGCCGATGAGCTCCACGTTCACGCTTCACGCGATCTCTGGGACGTCATTGCGACGTCGCAGGCCGCGCGGCGCCAGCCGCTGATGTTGGGCATCACCACACACGGCTGGGACCGGCAATCGTTCTGCTTCGCGCAGTACGAGTACGCGCGCAAGGTCCTCGAGCGCGTCATCGAAGACGATCGCTTCTTCGCCTTCGTCGCCATGCTCGACGACGGCGCCGACTGGGAGAGCGAGGCCGAATGGGCGAAGTGCAATCCCAACTTCGGCAAGTCGGTGAAGGTCGATTATCTGCGCGAGCAGGCGCAGCGTGCGAAGAACGATCCCACGGCGTTGAACGCATTTCTGCGCCTGCATCTCAACGTCTGGACGCAACAGGACGAACGCGTGATTCTGCCGCACCAGTGGGCCGCCTGTGCCGGCACCAGCGAAGATCCCACTGTTGTGCGAGGCAAGTGGCTGCAGGAGCTCCTCGGCAAGACGTGCTTCGCCGCGCTCGATCTCTCCACCAAGCTCGATCTCTCCGCCGACGTTCTCTTCTTCCCAAAACAGACCGGCCTGGCGAAGGCGCGCGTGCTGCCGTTTTTCTTCGTCCCTGAAGAGGCAATTGTGCAGCGCTGCAAACGCGATCGCGTTCCCTACGACGTCTGGTCGCGCTTCGGATTCTTGACGCCCACACCAGGCAACGTCGTCGACTACGACTTCATCCGCGAACTGCATCGCAAGCTGGCGAAGGACTTCCGCATCCAGGAGACGGCCTTCGATCCCTGGAATGCGACGCAGCTCTCGACACAGCTCATGGCTGACGGGCTAACGTTGATCGAGCACCCGCAGGGCTATCGCTCCATGTCGGATCCCACCAAGGAACTGCTGAAGATGATCGCCTCGCGCGAGTTCGAGCACGGCAACAATCCGGTGCTCAACTGGATGGCCGACAACCTGGTGGTCTCGCAGGATCCCGCCGGCAATCTGAAGCCCGATAAATCGAAAGCTCGAGAGAAGATCGACGGCATCGTCGCTCTGATCATGTGCATCAGCCGCGCCAATGCGAACCCCGTGCAGGGCGACGGCGGGATCTCGGTGATGGATGTGTGCCAACGTTGCGGCGAGCTTTGCATCGGCCGTTTCAAAGGCGACCAGGTCATCTTCGACTGCGGTAAGCACTAATGAATCGCTTCACCGCACTCTCGGCTGTTCTGGGCTCGGCGGCGGTCGTCGCCGGCGCCGCCATGATCTACCGGCCGCTCGGGCTTCTCTCGCTCGGCGGCCTGCTGTTGAGTTTGGCGTTTGCTTCCAGCGGTCGCAAGAAAAACAGCTGAGCCATGTCCTGGGCACAACAGTGGAAAGAGTTTCGCGATTCGCTCGGGTCAGTGATCTCGTTTCCCGCCGACTACTTTGCCGGCTGGTTTGGTGTGGCGCCTTCCGAGTCAGGCGTCGAAGTCAACGAACTCACCGCGATGCAGATCTCTGCATTCGTGGGCTGCACACGGCTTCTCAGTGACGCGATTTCTTCTACACCGTTAAACGTATATGAGCGCATGGACGATGGCAGCGAGCGCCTGGCGGACGATCATCCACTCTCGCCGGTCTTGCGGCTGCGTCCGAATCGAGACTGCACGGCCGCCGATTATTTTCATGCGGGCATGACGCATCTCTGTCTCACCGGCAACATGTATGGCGAGATCGGCTACAACGGCGCCGGCCAGCCCGGTGGGTTGTTCCTGCGCAATCCGTTTCGCACGATTCCCTATCGCTTCGCGAAGGGCGGCCCCGGCGGCTTCGATCTCGAGCCCGGCGACCTGTTTTATAAAACGAATGACTCGCCCACCGGCTACGAGCGCACGATTCGCGCCACTGACATCGTGCACATCAAAGGCCTCGGCATGGATGGCCTGGTGGGCTTGAGTCCGGTGAAGTACTACGCGCGCGAGGTGCTGGGCAACGACCTGGCAGCGCAATCGTACTCAGCAAAGTTTTTCGCGAACGACTCGCGACCCGGCGGCTACCTGAAAACACCAGGCATGCGCGATCCGGAATTAAAGCTCAAGGACGCGCAGACCTGGATCGCCGCGCACGCGCGCGGCAACGCCAGGCGCGTTGCCATCCTCGATGGTGGAATGGAGTGGGTCAACGTCGGCATCCCGCCCGAAGAAGCCCAGTTCCTTCAGACTCGGGAGTTCAACCGCACACAAATCGCCTGCATTTTTGGCATACCACCCCATTTTCTGGGGGAAGCGGCCGAATCCCGCGCCAACATGGAGCAGCGCGCCCTTGAGTTTCTTACTTTCACGCTGAAGCCCTGGCTGAACCGCTTCGAGCAGGGCCACAACGTGCGTTTGTTCCCTGAGATCGGACGCAATGCCGGGCGCTTCTTCTGCCGCTACGACACTTCGCAATTCGAGCGCGCAACCTATGCCGACCTGCTGAAGGGCGTGCAGATGGGCCGCTACGCAGGCCTGGTCACGATCCACGAAGGGCGCAAGCTGTTGGGCTTCCAGCCGTACTCGTCGAAGCAACTGAAGTCGAAAGATCCTGGCGACAAGCTCTGGCAGCCAGTGAACATGGCATGGGTTACCGAAGACTGGGAAGAGGGCGGCGACCCAACGAGCGAACCCCAGGGCGCGGCTGCAGGCCAGGGCGGCGACGATCAGGATGGCGGCGATGGCAGCTCGAAGCCGGCCAGCGGCACGACGCAAGGCGGCAAACGAGATCTCGCAAAGAAGCTCGATCTCGAAGTGAAGCGCTATTTCGCACTGTTTTATCCCTCGTTCCGCGATGCTTTCGGCCGCATTCTGGCCCGCCACAAGCCCAATGAGCGCGACTTCCAGCGTTGTTTCCAGCCGGTTTTAATGCCCATCGCCGCGGCCTTCGAGTGCGATCCATCGCGCCGCGAGCCGGGTGACATGCGGCTGAGCGAGAGAAGTTCGCAGTTCGTCCAGAAGTACATTGCCGGCATGTCCCATCGGTCAGTGTCCTGGAGTGATGACGACAAGATCGCGGCCACCGAATTCCGGCGCGCCATCGAGCAGCTGCGCAAAGAGTGCGAACCGCCGGAAGTCGACGTCGAAGATCCTGCCGAAACGGATCCGGAATGAAAGTGCTGCTGCTCGACACGCTGCAGGAAAAAGAATTGCCGCACTTTGAGGCCTGCGCCGCGATCGATGCCGGCGTGGCCGTGGAGGCTCCCTTGGGAAGCAACGCACCAAACTCGCCAACAGCACCTCCGGAGTCGGCCATGCTCGATCGTGTCGCCAACACCATGACGAAGCCGCGGCCGCAACCGCGCCCGGCGCCGCGCGAGAAGCGACGAAGAAAACGCTGATGGGGAAATCGACACAGTTCTATCCACGCGCGCCGCGTGCCCCGCGAGCTCCCAGAGCGCCACGCCCCGGCGATCCGCGTCTTCAGCCGGCAAAACCAGGAGGAAGCAAATGATTGCAGAACGCCGATTCGTAAAAGGTGCGCAGGTTCGCGCTGCAGGCGACGATGCCAAGCCCGCGCTCGAGGGATACGCGGCCGTCTTCAACGAAGAGTACGTGCTCTACGAAGACACCGGCATGCGGTGGATCGAAACCATCAAGCCTGGCGCCTTCGCCCGCGTGCTGCGAGAGCGGCAAGATGTGCGCTGCCTTTTCAATCACGACCCGAACAAGGTTCTGGCGCGCACCGAAAACAACACACTGCAAATGCGCGAAGACAACAAGGGCCTCAGCTACGACGCGGCGCTCGACTCGCGCACCGGCGTCGCCCAGGACGTGCGTTGCTTCGTCGATCGCAAAGACGTCACCGGCTGCAGCTTCAGCTTTCAGGTTTCGAAACAGGCCTGGCGCGAAGAGGAAAGCTCAGACGGAAAAATGACGACCTACACGCGCGAAATCGAAGAGATCGGTTCGCTCTATGACGTCGGCCCGGTGACATTTCCCGCTTACGAAGGCACCAGCGTGGGCGCGCGATCGCTGCTGCAAGAGCTGCGTCGCGTTAGCGGTATGACTCCTGAGCTGCGCAGCCGTATGCTGGCGCGCGCGCTGAAACGCGATGATGAAGAAATGGCCTGCAGCTGCCGCTGCGACGCTTGTTCGCGTTGCGAAAACAAACGCAGCGCCCGCACATCCCAGGCTGGCGGCTGCGAATGCGACTGCCGCTCCTGCCGTGATGGCAACTGCGCCGGCTGTCCTGACGATCAGCAGGCCTGCGGCGACCAAACGAATTGCGCGTGCCAGCGCTCGATCGATCTGAGCCTCGAACACGCAAGGGCGCGAGCCAATGCGCTGAAGTCCGAACTCGACTGAAGGAACCAACCAACAAGGAGAAACCTCAATGCTACCCTTTGCTGCTCTCGCTCTATTCGTTCATCCCGCGGGCTGGCTGGCAGCGCTGTTAGCGCTGGCAGTTATCGGCGGCACCGCTCTCACCTTCACCGGCACCACGGCCTCGCCGATGGATCAGTCCCTGGGCACATTCGGCCCCTACGCCGACCAGGAGTTCGCCGGCATTGAACTCCACTCTGCGACCGGCGCCGGCGTCATCAGCATCACGCACGGCAAAGTGGTCATCACTGCCGCGGGCGTTGCTGCTCTTACGCTGGCCGCCCCTGTTGCCGGCAGCCCGGCCAACGGTGGAAATGATGGCCAGGAGCTGAAGATCATCGACACCAGCGGGCACGCTCACACCATCACCACGCCCGCCAGCGGAATCAACGGCGTGCATCACATTGCCACCAGCGGCGGCTCAGCTGGCGATGCCGTCACGCTCACCGCCTATAACGGCGCCTGGTACTGCAACCCGGCCGGCACCAACTTTACGATCAGCTAGATCTTTTCTTCAAAGTTCTGCCGTCGCGCTGCACGGCCCAACGGGGCCTCGAGCCAGGAGCTCACGGTGCAGCAGCGGCGATGCGCACGTGCCCGCGAGCCGCGGGCCTCGGCTGCGTGCTCCGAACAAAACTCCACATCTGAGGTGTCACCATGGCACGTGATTTTAAGCAGGAAGCTCTCGAGCTGCGCAAAAAGCGCGCCAAGCTCGTCGACGAAATGAACGATCTCACCGAGCCCACACGCTGGAACGCCGAGGCTCAGAAACGCTACAAACAGCTCGACGCAGAACAGCGCTCGATGAAAGATCAGATCGACGCTCTCGAGGCGCAGTCGACTCTCGACAGTGAATTGCGTTCGGTGACGGCGCCGCCCGCGGGGCAACCGGTCACAGATCCGGCCGCTGGTGGAAGCCGCAAGCTGACGCCGTTCGACAATTCAATGGAGAGCCGCGAGTTCTTCAACGAGGAACAGCGCACCTATTTCGAGATGCGGAACTCACAGGAGTACCGCAAAGCCTTCTGGCGCCACATGCGCTCGAAGAACTCGAAACCCGATTCGATCCTCGAGGAGTGCCTGGCGCTCGAGTCCCGCGCCTATGCAGGCCTGGGCGACGCGACCAGCGCCACCGACGGCTACTACCTGGTGCCGATCGGCTTCCAGCGTGAGATTGAGCGCAAGCTGATCTCCTTCGGCGGCATCCGCAGAAACGCGCGAGTGCTGAACACTTCGACGGGCAACGTGTTGAACTGGCCCACCGGAGACGACACGGCAAACGTCGGCAACTGGGTTGCCGAATCGAATCCGGTGTCGCAAGTGAACCCCGCGTTCGGGAACGTGCAATTCAATGCGTACCTGGCCAGCTCGAAGCAGGTTCTGCTCAGCGTGCAGCTGCTGCAGGATTCCGCCTTCGATCTGGAGGCATGGCTCTCCGAGCAGTTCGCCATCCGCCTGGCTCGCATCACCAACCTGGGCTATACCAGCGGCAGCGGCACGGGCCAACCGAACGGCATTCTCACGGCCATCGAAAACGATGCCTCGCCTTTGGTGGTCACCGCGGTCGGCTCTGCCAGCAACGATGGCGGCGCGTCGGTCGACGGTTCGAACTCGATCGGCAGCGACGATCTGGCCAACCTGATCGCCGAGCTCGATCCCATGTACCGCGTGAACGCGAAGTTCATGGCGCACTGGTCGGTGTTCGATTACCTCCGCAAGCTGAAAGACAAATATGGCCGGCCGCTGTGGGAAGTCTCCATCGCCCAGGGCGTGCCCGACAAGATCTACGGCTACGGGTACGACTGGAATGCCGACATGCAGCAGTGGACCCAGGGCGCCAGCGAAAGCGGCGCGATGGCGTCGAAATACACCATGCTGTTCGGCGACTTCGCGAAATACATCGTCCGCGAGATCGGTGGAATCACCATGGTTCGGTTCAACGAGCTCTACATGCCGAACCACCAGGTGGGCTTCCAGGCCTTCCTGCGTACTGACGGCCAGCGCATTCAGCCGGCCGCGTTCGCGCTGTTGCAGCAAGCCGCGAGCTAACCCTCTCGTGGTTGTGCGGGCTGAGGGCCACGAACCCGCATCCGTGGCCCTCAGCTCACTTTTTCAAACGAAAATGATCACAGACCTCGAAATAACTGAAGCTCAGTCGCCCACGGATCCGGAGCCGCTGCTTCGGAAAAGTCCTCTGGTGCGCATGCTCGTCCGCAACGAAGACGGTGGCCCGATCAAGTCGCCGCTGGCTGTGCAATTCCCCATGTTGTCGCGGCGGCAGCGGCGCGCGATGCAGCGCAACGACCGAAAAGCTCAGAGCTAAACATGTCTACCGTCCTCGAACTCACGTTGCCGGCCAACGAGCCCATCTCACTGGTCGACGCCAAGAACTGGCTCAAGGTGCCGGTCGGCGTCACGGCCGACGACCTGGTCGTGCAGCGTTGCGTCAAAGCAGCGCGGCGCTACATCGAGCGCTGCACCGGGCTCACGCTCGCGCCGCGGAATTTCGTGCAGTACCAGGACGGCTTTCCGTTCTTCCCTTATTTCCAATCGCCGTACGCGCCGCTGTTCGGCGCCGCTTTCCCGTTTTACTTCGGCTACGGCCCGATCGCCAGCTATCCCTACCCGGCGATTGGTGGCCTGCAGAACCAGATGATGAATCCGTTCGAGGTGCGCGCGCTGAAGAACCCGGTCACCGCCATCACCTCGGTCGAATACATCGATACGAACGGAAAGAAAGTCGTGCTGGTTCCCTTCCAGGACTTTGTTCCCGACATCGCGACCGGCCGGATTCTGCCGCTGCCCGGCCAGCGCTGGCCCGTGTCGACGATGGGCGCGAACACCTGTTCCATCTTTTTCACCGCGGGTTACGTGCAGGATCAGCTCGCCGTCGGCGCGCAAACCGCAACCGAAGAGTCTTCGCCAGGCTGGGAGCCCGAAGAAACCATCGCGCAATACGCGTACCTGATCGATCCCAACGACAACGTGCAAATGCAAACCGTCTCGGGCGGCCAGACGGGAACGAAAGAGCCGACCTGGCCGACCACTCCCGGCGCCGTCACCGTCGACAACACGGCTTCGTGGACGTGCCTTACCGGCGAACCCGCGGGCGCGCCTGGCGATGGCGAAGGCGGCATCAGCGGCGAATACGCCAACCAGACTGAATACATTCTCTACGACGTTGTGATCGATCCAAACGGCAACCTGCAAACCTGCATCGTCGCAGAGTTCATCAGCCAGTCGACGAATCCCACATTCGCAACCGCGCTCGGCGCGATCTCCGTCGACAACTCGGTCGACGCCTGGCGATGCCTCGGACCTTACCAGGGCGTCATGCCCAGCCCGCCGCAGCAGCCCAGTGAATACACGCGAATCATCAACATCCCGGAAGAGATCGAGATGGCGATCTACATCATGCTGTCGCATTTCTATTTCAACCGTGAGGCGGTCGCGTCGGGCAGTGTGACCGCCATTCCGCACGGCGTCGACGCGCTGATCTGGGCGGTGCGAGATCTCGGCTTCGGCCCCGCGGCCAACCTGACGCAGTGACGATGACGATGACGATCACAGCCGAGCAATTGAAGGAAGCCGAGGAGCGCTGGAAGACATTGCGCGACGCGCGAGATCCCGCGGCTGCTGAGGCCGAAGCCGAGTTTCAACGTATGGCTCGCTCTCAGACTGAAGATTTGCAAGCTGCCGCGCACGCGCGGCTGATTTCTCAAATGCTGAAATAAACAGGAGAACACTCACCCATGAAAAACCGTTTCTCGCTTCTGCAAAAAGCTTCCTGCATTGGGCTGCTGCTGGTCATCACCAGCATTTCGGCCTTCGCAACCTTCACCGCTCTCACGCCGGCCGTGCTGGTGCAAAACAACGCGCAAGTTTCCGCCGGCAATCTCACCGTCACCATGACGGCGTGCGACACGACCAACGGCAACCAGTACACCTACACCGGCCGTGACGTGCTGCTGATGCAAAACACCGACACGTCGGCGCACGCGATCACCATCAACACGATTGCCGATCCCTACGGTGGAACCAACACCACGCTGACCGCCTACTCGTTGCCGGCGAGCTCGATCTCAGCCATCCAGATGAAGTTTGCGCAAGGCTGGCTACAGTCGGGCGGCGTGATCCAGATCGCCGCATGCAGCTCGAACCTGATCAAGCTGGCGGTCGTGCAGTACAACTAATGCCGCTGCCTCGCCTCAGCTCGCGGCCGCCCGGGCCCGGTCAATACACCGGGCCTGGCGCGATGAACCGCCAGGTCACGCTGAACAATCCCGCGAACCCCACCGCGGGTAGTCTGGCGAATCCGTTTTGCACGAGCTGGGCGGCTATGCGGCCGATCGGCGGCCAGGAGCTCGACAAGGCGCAACAGTTCGCGCAGCGGTCGACCGACGTGGTCACGATTCCCTATCAGTTGGGCGTGCAGGAAAGCATGACCCTCAGCTTCAACGAGGGCAATCTCACGCGAACTTTTCAGATCGAGTACATCGAAGACCCCGACGAACGTCACATCGAGCTCCGAATGTTTTGCTTCGAGATGAATCAGAACGCCGGCGGCGCCAGCTGAGCCTCGCCGCGCCAGAAAAGGAAACAACCCCATGAAACGCACCAGCTATTTTCTGCCGATCGGCCTGCTGCTGTTCTTGTTGCTGTGCCTGGTGCCGGGCGGCGAGGCGCAGAGTGGCACGCCCATTCCTTACGCGAACTCGCCCGCACAGCTGGCGCTGAGTTGGACGTTCAACGCGAACTCCACGCCCACCGGCGGCTTCACCGTCGCCGGCCTGCGCTACTGGCAAATCGCCTTCGTTCCGATCGGCACGGTCTCAACCTGCTCGCTGTCGCTCGACTCTTCGGTAGGCTCGGGCTTCACCACTGGCGGCATCATCACCAGTTCGACAGTGGGCTCCTGCGCCGCGGCCGGCGAATATGCCAGCGCCAGCGCGACCACGCCCACGCAGCTCGGCCAGCTCACGCCGACCATCACGGGCAGCGGCTCAGTCTATGTCGTGCTGCTCGGTTACACGAACAATCCTGGCGCGAGCGGATCCGCCTCGAGCACCATCGTTTCACCGCTCGACGGTTCTGGCTTTGTGGAAGTGAATTGCAAAACCGGCTGCGCCGGCTCCAACCCGAACGGTCAGGCTGTCATGGCCAACAGCTCTCCGGTCGTGATCGCGAGCAACCAGTCGGCCGTGCCGGCCAGCGAGTCTGGTACGTGGAACGTAGGGCTCAACGCGGGCTCGAACACGGTGGGCGCCTTCACCGGCTCCGGAGTTTTTGAAGTCGGCCCGACCACCGGCGCCAATACCAAGACAAATCCGTTTTTCGAGAACATCACCGACGGTACCAACGACCTCACCGCGGCGCTCTCGGCCTGGGGCACGCCACCCACGGGCACTGAGGTGCTGGGCATCAACGCGAACCTGCTGGCGCCCGCCGATGGCTCTGGCTACATCGAAGTGAATTGCAAAACCGGTTGCTCGAGCTCGGGCGGATCCTCGGTCGCTGACGAAGGCACTTTCACCCAGGGCACCACGAGCCTGACTGCGATCGGCGGCATCTACAGCACGTCGATCACAAACCTGACGACTGGCCAGGCTGGCGCCGTGCAGCTCACGAACGATCGCAACATGTTCGTGAACCTCAACAAAGTTGGGGGCTCGGCTCTCGCGCTCGGACAGACCACCATGAGCGCGTCGGTACCGGTGGCGATCGCTTCTAACCAGGGCGCGCTCTCGGTGAGCCAGGCGACGGCCGCAAACCTGAATGCAACGGTTGTGGGCTCCGGAGTTTTTGAAGTCGGCCCGACTGGATCCGCCAACACAAAAACAAATCCGTTTTTCTCGAACATCACTGACGGCACCAACGACCTGACCGCGGCGCTCTCGGCCTGGGGCACTGCGCCCACTGGCACTGAAGTCATGGGCGTGAATGCCAACGTGTTGCAGCCGGTCGACGGATCCGGCTACGTGGAAGTGAATTGCAAAACCGGTTGCTCGAGCTCCGGAGGATCCTCGATCGCTGACGAAGCCGCCTTCACCCAGGGCACGACCAGCTTCACTGCGATCGGCGGCATCTATAGCACGTCGATCACAAACCTGACCACGGGCCAGGCTGGCGCCGTGCAGCTCACGAACGATCGCAACATGTTCGTGAACTTCAACAAGCTGGCAGGAACGGCGCTGGGCGCGCCTTCCAACTACGGCACATCGCCGGGCGCGGTGGAAGTGCAGGGCGTAAATGCTTTCATCACCAACACGCCGGCCGTTTCGGAGTCTGGCACCTGGAACGTTGGGCTCAACGCCGGCAGCAACACCATCGGCGCCGTCACGCAGGCCTCTGGCCCCTGGACAATCAACACCACGCAGCTGAACGGCTCTGCTCTCGGCTCTCCGTCGAACTACGGCACATCGCCAGGCGCGGTGGCCGTGCAGGGCGTGAACGCTTTCATCACCAACACTCCAACGGTCTCAGGTTCAGGAGTTTTTGAAGTCGGTCCGACCGGATCCGCCAATACAAAGACAAATCCGTTTTTCTCGAACATCACTGACGGCACCAACGACCTGACCGCGGCACTCTCGGCCTGGGGCACTGCGCCCACGGGCACTGAAGTTATGGGCGTGAATGCCAACGTGCTGCAGCCGGTCGACGGATCCGGCTACGTGGAAGTGAATTGCAAAACCGGTTGCTCGAGCTCGGGCGGATCGTCGCTGACCGACGAAGGAACGTTTACCCAGGGCACTACGAGCTTCACCGCGATCGGCGGCATCTACAACTCTTCCATCACGAACCTTTCGAGCGGGCAGGGCGGCGCCGTGCAGCTCACGAACGATCGCAACATGTTCGTGAACCTGAACAAAGTCGGCGGCACGGCCATCTCGCTCTACACCACGCTGTTCAATGCCACCGCGGCCACAGGCACGGCCACGAGCTCGGCCGTGCGGCTGCCCGGCGCTTCTGGCTATGGCACTCTGCAAATTACCGGCGCATCAATCACTGGCTCGCCCTCGGGCTGCCAGATCGCGCTCGCCTACCAGCCCAACACGGGCAGCCCGAACACTTCGGCGCAGGCCACCATCAGCTTCACTCCGGGCAACTCGACGCAAAACCTAGCCGTAAACCCCACGACTCCTTCGGGCGATCAGTACGTCGCCACTTACACCTGCAGCACCTATCCCACCGCGGGCACCATCTCGGTGAGCTTCGCAGCCACGCAGCCGAACAACCTGGTCACCTGGGGCGGCAGCGCGCTGGGCGCTCCCAGTAATTACGGAACCTCGCCGGGCGCGGTCACGGTGCCAGGCGTGAACGCCTTCATCACCAACACGCCCGCGGTCACGCAGTCGGGCACGTGGAACGTTGGGCTGAACGCGGGCTCAAACACTGTGGGATCTGTCGACATTCAGGGCAACGCCGGCGTTGCGCTCGATGCGGCGCAGAACGCGGCCGCGCCGGCGAACAACCTGAACGTTGCCGGCGTCTTCAACAACAACACCGGAACGACTTCCGCGCTCACCGCGGGCCACTCTTCGGCGGTGCAGCTCGACAACCATGGCCTGGCGCTGAGCGACGTCGCTTCGGTGAATGGCGCAGCACTCTCGAAAACGAATCCGCTGTTCGCCAACATCAGCGACGGCACCAACGACCTGACCGCGGCGCTCTCGGCTTGGGGCACGGCGCCGACCGGAACTGAAGTGCTGGGCGTGAACGCGAACGTGCTCGCGCTGCCGGCGCTGCCCACTGGCTCGAACACAATCGGCGCGGTGAACATTGCCGCCTCGCAAACCATCGCCGTCACGCAAGCCACTGCAGCCAACCTGAACGCCACCGTCGTCGGCACCGGAACATTCGTCGTGCAGGACTCGGCCGACATGGCCGGCACTACGCCAGCCACCGCGCCCTCGAAGACGCTGGTCACAGGCGGCATTTACAACTCTTCGGCGCCGACGCCGACCACCGGACAAACACTTCCCTTCCAGCTCGACTCTTCCGGCAACCTGCAGGTCGACGTGAAGGCTGGCTCGGCCGGCAACGCCGCGGCCTCTGCCACCGGCTCTGCCGTTCCCGGCTCCGCCGACTATTCAGGTCTGAACGTGAGTGGCACGCTGCGGGGCTGGACGGCCGTGAACCCAACAGGCAGCGTCTACGCCGCGCAAATGGATCTGAGCTCTGTCGCCGGCACGACCACGGTCACCGCGGCTTCAGGTGTCGCGATGGTTGGGATTGAAGGGCACGCCGCGGCCACACTCGATTCCACCGTAGGTGCGGGTACGGCGCCGACGAATGATCTGGTCACGGGCTCGCTCTACAACACTTCTGCGCCGGCGCCCACAAACGGCCAGGCGATGGCGGTGCAAGCTGACCAGGCTGGCAACCAGCTCAGCTTTCCTGGCGTGCAGTTCAAGAGCGGCGCGGCCTGGACGAGCGGCACTTCGGTGAATACGCTGCAATATCCGACGGGCACGACGACCATCGGACAGCTCTCGGGCGTTTCTTCGGTGCTGGTGCAGCTCGATCAAACCACCACGCTCACCGGCGGCGCCGTCACTTTCCAGGGCACGTACGACAACACCAACTGGGTGACCATTCCGACCGCGCAGGTGCTCAACCCAAACACCTTCGCGGCTCTCACCAACCCTTACACCTTCGTCGCCAGCACCAACCAGGCGTTCTTGATTCAGCTGCAGGGCTATGTCGCGATCCGCGCCAACCTCACCACGGTGATCACGGGCACGGGCAGCGTCACGCCGTACTGGACGACGCTGAGCTCGAGCTCGCCGATTCTGGCGCTGCTGCCGAATCAGTCGGTGAACCTTGCACAAGTCGGAGGCACCGCTCCGGTTCTCGATCCGTGCCAGGCCAACGCCGGCTCGCAGGCAGTGATCAACCTGACCGCCAGCGGCCAGGTCATCACCGGAACGGCGTCGAAGCAGACTTACATCTGCTCCATCGACCTGGTCAGCGCGACCGCGCAGAACATCGCCCTGGTCGAGGGCACCGTCACCACGTGCGGCACCGGCACCGCGGGCATGGCCGGCGGCGCGACCGCAGCGACTGGCTGGAATTTTGCAGCGAACAGCGGCCTGGTGAAGGGAACGGGCAGCAACTGGGTGTTCAAAACGGCCACCGCGGCCGACAACGTCTGCCTGCTGCTCTCGAGCACCGGCCAGACTTCGGGTGCAATTCGATATGTCCAACAGTAAGACCAGAGTCTCGCTCGCGCTTATGCTGTTGCTCGCCGTCGCCGCATTTCTCTGCGGCGGCTGGCAGCAGGGGCGCGTCATTGGCGGTGGCGTGATCGGACCGGCCTCGGGCGGCGGGGGGGGGCCAACTTTCACGTATGTCGGTGGGAACAAGGCAAACTGCCATACCACCACGACCTGCGCGGTCAGCTACCCCCCCACTGCGGGAAATCTGGTGACCGTTGACGTTCAGAAGGTCGACACCAACGCCGCGCAGCCCCCGTCGCTCACCACTGATAACAGCAGCAGCACCTACGTGAACGAGTTCGCTTCGGGCCAGGACCCGACCGGCAATTTCTACTTCAGCGAGGACGTCTCCCTGTCCATCGGTTCTGGAGTGACCACGATCACGGCAAACCTCGGAACCAGTCCCGTCAGCAGCACAGTGATCGTGAGTGAGTACCACAGAACGAGCGGCACCTGGTCCTTCAATGCCGCGTCTGCTCTGCTTCGGGTCACAACTGCCTCCACGAGCCAGACCTGCAACTCGATCACGCCCACCGGCGGGAATCCGACTGTTGTGAGCGGAATGTTTTATACCGCGGTGGGCGAAGATGCGTTCCTAGGTTCGGGAAGCTACACCCTCCGCGAAAGCCAGGCTGACATCTACTCCGGCAATGAAGCGGGGGTGACCAGCCAGATCGTCACAAGTGCGTCAGGGACTTATGCTGCAGCGGCCACGAACGGGACATCGGTCACCTACGAGTGCTACACGGTGGCCTATCAATGAGCCTGCTCCGCAAATTCGCCCACCGAAATCTGCTGAGAGCTGTTGCAGCCTTCTTTTTCTCAAGCCTGCCTTTGTGGGGCGCGACCACCTACTACGTTGCCGCTTCTGGCTCCGACTCGAATAACGGAACCTCAGAGAGTACGCCTTGGGCGCACATTCCGGGCATGGCGACCTGGACAGGCAGCTACACCTCTCATGCGGGAGACACGATCATTGTTCGTGGATGTGACGTGTGGACCGTCTCGAATTTCCCGATCACTTGGTCCTATGCAGGCACGAGCGGGAGTCCGATCGTCGTCAACGGTGACGGCGACCCGACATGGTACAACACGGCGAATTGCGCTTCGTCATGGAATCGTCCAGTTTTCAATCTCGGATCCACGCAAATCACGGCGGTGGGGTCCAGCGGCAGCTTTGTGTTTTACTTCGACGGCGCTGGTGCGCAATATACGACCTTTAAGTGGTTCGAGATCGAGAATTTTTTCTGGAACGGCACGGAGCAGTGCTGCGGGCTCGCCCACTCGACCAGCAACGCTGATTATGTGACTCTCTCCAACCTGTACTTCCACGCCTCGACCCATGGCGGAAGCGCGCAGGAACTCGATTACATGTGGTGGCAACCCGACTTTGCCGGGGCTGGGAACGCCCAGTGCGTTCATTGCGCCCTGGACCACAACGTGTTCAACAACCTCGACGGGGAAGGCGCCAATTGCGGCACCGGCACCGGGTGCGCGGGCGGCGGAATCCGGCTGGTGGGAAACTTCACCAACAACGTCTGCGTGTATTGGAACAACTGCTTTCATGGCCCCACGACGTACGGCCCTCTGAACATCAGCGGGAACTACTTCGCATTCTTGTCTGAAGACGGAAGCATCAGCAACGCATCGCACCCCAACGCTATTGAGACAACAGGAGCCCTGGCCGGGGGCGATGGCTCCGGGACCACCACGGCAAACATTCACGACAACTATATCTGCTGCAATTTCACAGGAGAAGGCCTTCAGGTCGGCAACGGAACGCACGAAGTGGATTACGTTTACAACAACATCTGGGACATGGGGTCGACGACAACTGCTGGAGAGAATGGCCCGCAAATTCCTCAAAATTCCACTGCCGGCCAGATGACCGGTTCCTCGGTTTATTTTTGGAACAATACGGTGCGCTGGACGGCCCAATACTGCGCTACGTTGGCCTCGGCACTCGCCCACGGAACGGACTTGGTGTGGACCATCAATTTTGCGAACAACCTCTGCGTCACGTCCGCCGCGCCCATCACTACGCAAACCAATGGCGATCCTTTACCGCCGGGCGCCGTGGTCACGCCTAACACTGGAATCTCCGTCGCCAACGCTTCAACCTACTATCCCACCACGGGCACTTATCCGTTCGCACCGGCATCGGGCTGCACCTCGGCAAACTGTACGGGCTTCGGAGTGGGAACAAATCTTACGAGCACCACTCCGGGGTGCGGAACCAGCGGGCTTTCCGGCCTGTGCAGCGACACGACCTACTCCGTCACCCAGCAAACGGTCAACGGCGTTGTGGAAGCGGTGGATAGCGGCAGAGTCGTAACCCCCAGGCCATCTAGCGGAGCGTGGGATGCGGGGGCCTTCGAATCTTCTCAAGGGGCTATCTCTGGCACTCCTGGCCTCTCACTGAGAGAACTACTGCTCGGCCTGGGAGTGCGGTGAACGGTGCTGTTGCCCGGTCTCACATCGCTTCTGATCGCAGCGCCGGCCGCGGCGGTGAATTCCCTGCTGGCACCGGCGCCGGCGCCGCCCAACACGCTGGCAATTTACATCAATGTTGCCATGAAGCAATCGCAGCGGCCCTACCTGGTGCTGAACGTCGTATCGGCGCCGCCGGCCGAGGCCTCGCTCGATGGCATCAGCGCGCTGATCGATGGCGAGATCCAGTTCGACAGCTATGCCGACACGCCGCAGGCCGCGCAGCAACTTTCAAACGCGGTGCGCGATTACCTGATGAAGACGTTCAACGCCGGCGCGCTGCCCGACAAGACCACGATTCAGTTCGTCGACGTCACCATGGATCACGACGAGCCGTACGAGCAGGGCGGCGCCGGCTACATCTACCGCAGGCTTTTGCGGCTGCAGGCGCTCTACACCGAAGCGTCATGACGAACACGCGGCCAGGCTACGGTTCGAAGCTCTTCATGTCGCCCAGCGGCGCGGTGGGCAGCTTTAGCGCGGTGGCGCAGCTCAAGAGCATTGTGCCGCAGGGCTCGAAGCAGACGGTCGTCGACCAGACCAACATTCTTACGCCCGACAATTTTTCGCGGCCGCTGGCGGTGCGCGTCGACTCGGGCGAGATCAACGTTGAGGGCGTGCTCGATCCGGCGAATGCGCAGATCCTGCAGCTCGGCACGGCGCACGCCAGCCTGCAGCTTTATTTTTTTCAGCTGGTGTTGCCTGACGGCACCCAGTGGACGTTTCAGGGCCTGGTGATCGAGTTTGTGCCCTTCTCGGTGGCCTACAACAAATTTCTCAGCTTCAGCGCGAAGATCCGCGTCTCCGGAGCTTTAGCCGGTCCGGCCGGCAACGCCTGAAATAAATTCCCGTTCACGATTCCCGTTCCCAAGGAGAAAACCCATGCACCTCGCTCTGTTCGTCTTCGTCGCTGCGCTGCTTTCGGCTCACGTCAAGGTGTTGCTATTCTGGCTCGCAGCTGCGGCCAGTGCAGCACTCTTCGGCACAACCATCGCTTTCCCCGGCTACGGCTCGAAGCTGGCCTCCGGAGGAACCACCGGCGCGAGCTACACCAACATCGCGCAGCTGAAGAAAGTAAACTTCTCGGGCTTCAAGGCCGAGTTCGACGACATCACTAACCTCGACTCGCCCACCATTTTCAAAGAGTGGCTGAAGACCGTGGTCGACGGTGACACCATCACCTTCGACGGCGTGCTCAACCCGGCCGACCCTACCACGCAGACTTTGCTTTCGAACATTTCGACCGCGGGCTCGTCGGCGCTGTTCTTCTGGAAGCTCTCAACCACTGACGGTTCCACATTTGTGTTCACCGCCTATGTGCAGGATTTCAAATTCGGCGTTGAATACAACAAGGCGATGACCTTCTCGGGCACGCTGAAGATCGTCGGCAACATCTCCGCGACCTGGTCGTAAGAAAAAAGGCTTCGCCACCACAGAGGCGCAGAGTCACGGAGAAAACCGGGTTGGGGTTTTCGGGGGAAGGGCCGCTTCCAAGATTTTCCTCCGTGCCTCTGTGACTCTGTGGTGAAAAGCAGGAGAGACTGAAAATGGTTGACGTTCTCGAAAAAGAAATCACTGGCGCGCCGCTGACGGTTACGATCCGCGGCAGCGTGCGGCCGATCGCGTACCCGATTCACAACGTGATCGTCTACAAGCAGCAGACGGGCGACTCGCTGTTCGATGGCGAGGTGTGGGCAAAGATCGACCTGCAGCTCGATCCGGAACGGTGGCTGGCCTGCCTGTGGGCTGGGCTGCACGAGCTGCAGAGCGACAAGAGCTGGAAGGCGCCATACACACTCGATGAACTCGGCGCCCTGGTCGACTTCGGCAACGCGGCCGAGGTGTCGATCGCGATGGTGAAGGCGCTCGCAGCCTACATGCCGAAGGCGAAGGACGTGTCCCCAAACGCGCCGGCGCCGGAGCTGGAAGAGCTGCCGGCGCCACTGGACCCGTCGAAGGACCCAGCATCACAACTCTCTGGGCTCGAGCGCGAAATCGATTCGGTTTCACACGCGAAGAGTTTCTGAGTTGCTCGCCGCGCGAGTTTGACCTGCTGCTGCAGGATGAAGTCGAGCAGGTGCGCGAGCGCATCTACCCTGGCGCGCTTGTCTGCTCGGTGCTGGCCAACATCAACCGCGATCCAGACCGCCGACCTGAGCCCTGGAAGCCGGCCGACTTCATGCCCGGTGCCAAGAGCGAAGAGGAAGAGATGCGCGAATTCGTCGACCGCGTGCAGCGCGGCGACAAGTTCGAAGTCGACCCTGAAGCGATCGCCGCGTTTAAGCAGCAGATGCGATCGAGCTTCAGGAACATCACCACTCAATAGCGACTCAGGTCGAGCCGTGATTCGGTGATCATCTTGCGCATGCGCTTCAAGGCTTCATCGATTTCCTTTTCGTCGCCACACCACCAGTCGAGCCCGGTGGGCAGAACGACCGCGATCTTCGTGCGGCCGCGCGTGACGACGATTGGATCGGTGCCGCCCAAATGTTTTTTAAGCTGGGCTCGAAAATCTCTGATTTTCACGTGAGCTGCAGACATTTTGTGTACACTCCGCGCGATCGCGCAAAGTGTACACCTTTTCGCCGGCGAATTTGTGTACATGTCAGATATCCACGGCCAGCGCTTCGAGCCCGGGGGCCTTTGTTTGCTGCTTTGCCAGGTACTCGAGATCGAGACGGGCGAACCGGCCTACCTGCGGATCCGCGTGTTGAACTCTGAGCACGAGCTGGCGGTGGGGGCAAAGCACGACGAAGCCCTGGGCGGCCTGGTGGCCGACTCGGAGCTGACGGCCTTTGACCCCATGCTGGCGGCAAAGGGCGTTGGAACCGACGACCAGGCCGATGGCGTGAAGCTTTCGGCCTTTGAGTAGGCCTGAGCCCCGCCCCATGCGCCGGACCCCACCTGAAATCGAAGCTGTAGCGCCCTGTGAGGCACTTTAATGGCAGACGTCATCGGACTCGAGGAGCTCCTGCGCCGGCTCGACCGGATCCCGCTGAACCTCTCGCGGAAGATTGCCCGCAACGCCCTGCAGGAAGCCGGCGAGATCATCCAAGCGGCCGCTGAGGCCTCGGCGCCGCGGCGCAGTGGCGAGCTGGCCGAAGACATCATCGTCAAGGTCACCATTTCGAGCGACTTCCGCAAGAACCGCGTGCTGGTGGGCACCGGCTACCCTGGCCCCGGCCTGAAGACGCGAACCCGGGGCAGGCACGCTGGCGAAGAAGATTCCACGACGTCGCCTGGCGTTTACGGCGGCTTTGTGGAGCGCGGCCACGGCATGGCTGGCTACTCCTGGGCCTCGCGCTTTGGAACGGCCCGGCAGCGCCGGCGCAGCGGCCGCCAGATTGAACTGGGCTCGCATGACGTTCCCCCGCACCCCTGGCTGAAGCCGGCGCTCGATGCCTCGGCCGACGCGGCCGTGCAGGTGCTCGCCGATCGCACTGCTGAAGCGCTGCAGCGGGTTGAAGAACTGATCAGTTAAAGAACCATGTCGAACAACATCGGAAACCTGACGGTTGGCCTGGGCTACGACCTGTCGAAGTTGGACAAGGACGGCGCCGACGCGGTCAAAACCATCACCAACCAGACCGAGAGCATGAGCGCGGAGATGAAGCGCGCCTCGCGCGAGGGTGCGGAATCTTTTCGCCTGATCGATGAAGCTCTCGGCATTCACATTTCTCGGCCGCTGACCCGATTGCTCACGCAGGAGTTTCCTGGCTTCGCGAAAGCGCTGCAGTCGGTGCTCGGCGCCGGCGTGATTGGCGCCCTGGGCGTGGCCGGTCTCGAGTTCTTCGAAAAGATTTCAAAGAGCATTGAACACGCCCAGAAGGCGCAGGAAGAGTGGGCAGCCGCCACCGACGCCACGCAGAAGCTGATGGCCGACGGCTCAGAGCACTACGCCGCGGCGCTCGAGACGGTGCGCGCCAAACTCGCGGCCGCGCAGGGTGAGCCTGGCGCTCTGCGCCAGCTCGAGCAGATGCGCGAGCTTGGCAAAAACGTTGATGACACTCGCAAGCTGGTCGACGAGCTGGCCGCGGCCATGGCGAAAGAAGGCAAAGCCGCGGAAGAAGCGGGCAGCCTGAGCACGCGCGCCTGGCTGGGCGTGGCGGACGTGCCGCGAAACATTATCGAGGGCATCAACAGCATCGATCCGTTCGGGGGCGCGGGCAGCAAGCTGATGAAGATGTTTAACCAGGGCGACCAGACGGCGCAGCTGAAGATCGTATTCCAGAGCATGAAAGACAACCTGAATGATACGTTTCGCTCGGACGCGACGAAGGGGACGCACGACGCGCTGGCCATGGTGGTTGAAGATTTGAATCGCGCCAACGCCGCGCTGCAGCGCATGAAAGACACCGGCAACACCGCCGGCACCGCCGTCGCCGACCAGATGGTGCGCTTTCTCACGACCACGAAACAATGGATCGACTCGCTCGACCAGCTCAACGCAAAACAGAAACAGCTGCAGGACCAGGACAACGCCAATGCCGCCGGCAAGGCGACGTCGGGATTCTTTGGCGAGATCGGCGCGGCCTCAGCGAAGCTGACGCCCGACACCGATCCGCTGCACAAGCTGGAAGCGGAAATCGACGCCGCGCGTGTGAAAGCAATCGCCGACTTCGAAGAGATGCGCAAGGCCGGCGCTTCAGCGCTCTCGATGGATCACGCACTGGCCGCGCTCGATCAGCTCGAGAAGAAGTTTGACAGCGTGCTCGCGAATGCGAAGGCCACCGCCGCGGTCGTTGCCGCCGCGGCGCAGTTGCCCACAAAGTTCGGCGCGGCTACGCCCGCTCCACAGTTCAGCTCGACACCGGTCTCTCCAACTCTCGGCGCCGGCGGCAGCGTGGGCGCGCAGTTCGACGTGTTCAGCAAAGACCAGACCGCACAGCTGAAGCTCGCCGCCCAGGCCTATCAGGATATTGTGACCCCGGCGCAAAAGTTTTCGCTGGTGCAGAGTGAATTGAATCTGCTGCTGCGCGAAGGCCTGATCGATCAAACGGCCTATACCGCGGCGATGCAGAAAGCGACGGAGGAAGAGACCAAGGGCACTGACCAGCTGGCGAAGCTGCTGGAAAAAACCAACTCGGCGGCAGCGGGCATGCAGGCATTTTTCCTTCAGCTCGCGAACGGCGCGGGCAAAGCCGGCTCGGGCACGTTCACTTTCGATTTGCTCAACAAAGGCCTGCAGGGGTTTGAAGACGAAACGGTGAAGGCGCTCACCGGCGGCAAAACTCAGTGGCGCGGCTACTTCGAGCAGCTCGACCAGATGGCGCTGAAGTTCATGCTGAACAAAGAAATCAGCGGACTCTTCAAGGGCTTCGCCGGCTCGAGCGTGGGCAAGTCGATGGGGCTCGACAAACTCGCCGGCGGCCTGGGGCAGACGCCGCAAATCACAGCCGAGAGCGCCAACACGGCCGCGACGGTTGCAAACACTGCGGCGATCACAGCCATGTCAGCATCGCTCGCCGGCGGCGGCGCGGGCGTTTCGGCGGGCAGCGTGGAAAGCCTGGGCGCGGGCGTACAGCAATATGCCAGCGGCACCGACTATGCGCCCGGCGGCATGAGCCTGGTGGGTGAGAACGGTCCGGAGCTGGTGAACCTGCCCACGGGCTCGTCGGTCACGCCGAACAGCATGCTGCGCGGCGGGGCGCGCGACATCCACATCAACATTGACGCCAAGGGCGGCGAGCTGGGCGTGGAACAAAAGATTGCGCGCGCGTTTGAGCAGCAAGGCCCGCGCCTGGTTATGCGCGCCGTGGTGGAAGCTTCTGAGGCGCAGCGCCGGACGCCACACTGATCTCTTCCCTGGGCTCCGCAAGATCTTCGGGCAGTTCGGCGAGCTGCTCTGAGATCTCGGTCAGCATCCACAACAGGCCCGCGAGCAGGATGGCGCCGACGCCGGCCGAGAAAGCCGGCAGGGCATTGCGCAGGTCGAGCGCGCTGATGACTACGACCACCAGCGCGATCGCCATGACGATAGTTGCGAACCAGCGCAGCAAGCTGCGAATTCTCATGATTGCGCCGCCAGAATGGTGAGCTCTCCTCGATCAGGGTGCCGGCAGAAGTTTGAGGTAGCGCCAAACACAGCTCTGGCGCAACCATGCTTGAACCGATCGTGGAGTTCGATCGCGATCGTGCCGACCGACTTTATCCAGTCAGAGGATGCCTCGAAGACTTCTTTCTCCGCGCCCTCGATATCGACTTTGAGCAGGTCGATGCGATCCAGGTTGAAGCACTGCATGACTTCGGGAATGGAAATGGACGGCACGCCGCCTGCAGCTTTTACCACCTTCCAGCCGGCCGTGCTGTTGGCTGAATAGTCGATTGCCAGGGTGGTGGCGTGATCCCACAGCGCCGCTGCGACGACGGAGATGTTCGGGTAGTAGCGGGTGTTCTTCCGCAGCATGCGCACATTGTCAGGCTCGGGTTCGATGGCGATGATGCGAGCCTTCGGATACTGATTCGCAAACCAAACGGAGGCGAGCCCGATGTTCGCGCCAGCGTCAACAATGACCCGAGGCTTGCTCTGCAACGACAGGTCGTAGCTGTGCCCCCGAATGATCTCTCGGAACAGGAGCGGATCTGAAGATCGCAATCGGAGATGGATGGGATGGCAAATTTCTTTCGATCGAACCTCGATTTCCCGGGCAGGAGAAATCAGGCGCGCTAGAACGCTGGGGACGACGCCTTTGGCGCCGCACGCTGTGTAGTAGTTCCACGAAGCCGTAAAACTCATCATGAGCTCACTTTCTCTTCGCACGAAAACGGTGAAGGTTCAGCACGCGCGGCATTTTGCTACGCTGCTGCTGCTTCGGCAATGGCTCTTTCTGGCCATGGGCACGGTGAGAGCATGAAACGACCCGCCTGGGATCGCGCCATGTCAGACGTGCGCCAGCTGAGCGCAGCCGGCCGCCGTACCGAGTGCCGCGCCTACCAGTTCTGGGACGGCTTCGACAACTACAACGCGTCGACTGAACTTTGGGACGCTCTGCTCGGGCTGGCCGCGCCACTCTACTCTTCGTCGTACGCGCGCTTCACCGCGCCGGCCGGCACCGTGGGCCAGGGCATGAAGTGCGGCTACACCTACAAACAAAAGAATCTGCTCACGCAGGTGGGCACCGTCATCTTCGGCTTCGCCGTCTACTTGCCAACGCTGGGCGGCGAGATGCTCGACGGCTTTCAGGCAGGTGTGAAGCAGTGGAGCCTCTACGTCAACACCTCGGGCGAGTTCCAGTTTTATCGTGAAGACACGGGTGGCGCGCTGCTCGCGACCAGCGCGCCCGGAATTTTTCGCGCCGGCACCTGGCACTGGCTCGACATTGTCATCACCACCAGCACGGTTGCCGGCTCGATCGCGATCTACATCGACTCGCCCGCGGGCGCGATCGCGGTCTTCACCGCCAGCGGGCTGAACAACTCGCAAACCGGCAACGCCTGGATCGATGCGATTCGCCTGGGCGACATGTCGAACATTTTTGCGGGCGCGATGTTCGACGACTTTCACTGCCACGACAACACGGGCGCAGCGCCGAACGCGGTGCTGGGCGATAGCCGCATCTACACCAAGATGCCGAACGGCGCCGGCGGCGCCACCAACTGGACGCCGAACGGCGCCAGCGCGAACTGGCAGTGCGTCGACGAAGTGCCTCCGGATGATGACACGAGCTACGTCTCGTCGAACACTGCCTCAACCGTCGACGCCTACGCCGTGCACACCGCGGGCTTCACGGCCACGCCGAACGGCGTGGTCACACGCATGTACATGCGCAAAGACGATGCCAGCACTCACACCGCGTCGGTCGGCGTGCGCTCGGGCTCGACGCCGGCCTTTGGCGCGCCGGGCGCGGTGGCCTCGAGCTACTCGTGGCTCGATGCGTTCTTCAGTATTGACCCCAACACCAGCGCTGCCTGGACGGCGGCCGGCGCCGACGCCGCTCAGGTCGCGATCGATGAAGTCAGCTAATGTCGGTCCGCGTCACGCAGTCTCCGCTTCTGGTTTCCTCTCGCAGCTCGAGCCTGGTGCGCATTACCCAGGCCGCGCTGCTGATTTCAATTCCTTATAACCCCATGGCGATCACGTATCCACTTACGCCGCCGGCAGTTCTCGGTCCGCAGGATTTCACGCTCACCGAGCTCAACGTGATTGGCGAGACCGAATCGCCCTTCACGCTGAACCAGCAGCTGCAGCAGTGGCCGGGCCAGGAGTGGCTGCTCGAGCTGACGCTGCCGCCCATGCTCTACGCCCAGGCTGAACAGTGGATCTCATTTCTCGGCGCGCTCTTCGGCAAGCGGGGCACGTTTCTGATGGGTGACTACAACCGGCCCACGCCGCAAGGGCCGATGAGCGGAACGCCATTGGCTTCGGGCTCGAATGCGAATGGGCTGAACGTGATCAACCTGCGCGGCGCCGCGGTGAGTGTGACGAACTGGGCGGTGGCCGGCGACTACATTCAACTGCAGGTTTCAGGCGCGCCGCAGCGGCTTTACAAAGTTCTCGAGAACGCCTCGAGCGATGCCGGCGGCAACGTTTCGAGCCTGACGATTTTCCCCAACCTACGCGAGACCGTGCCCGATGGCACCGCGATCGTCACCACGAACTGCGCCGGAACCTTTCGCCTGGCGGCGAACCAGCAGCCCTGGAAGATCGATCGCGACAAGGTCTACACCATCAGCTTCAAAGCGAAGGAAGCGATTTAATGCCGCCCGACGTCGACACGCTCGCGCAGCTAGCCTACGAGGCCTTCTGCGCTTCGCCTGGGCGCACCTATATGCCGCTGCCGCCGGAGTGGACGAAGCTGCACGAAGTGGTGAAAGAAGCCTGGCGCGCGGCGACGCGCAAGATCCTCGAGAGCCGATAGCGCAATGCCCCGATCTCTCAGCTCGGCCGTGCTGGCCGCGATCGCGCAGCAGACTCTTTCGGTGGCGCTGTTCGTCGAGATCGCCTTCGCCGACAACACGCTTTATTTTTTCAGTGGTGTCGGCACCATCACGCCGGCAGGACCGCCAGCGAATCCGCTGTCAACTTTTCCGTACGGTGAAACTTTCACCGGCCTGGGCTGGCTGGGAAAGATGTCGGCGATTCCGCAGACCACGAAGGTGCAGGCGCAGAATATTACGCTGGCACTCAGCGGGATCCCGTCGAACCTGGTGGCTGAAGCTGTGGGCCAGGTGCGCATCACCGGCGTCGCCACTGTGTGGCTCGCGTTCTTCACTTCCGCGGGCGCGCTCATGGCCGACCCGGTGCAGCTGTTTTCTGGCGCGCTCGATGTGCCTTCGCTCACCGATGCCGGCGACTCGTCGACCATTTCGATTACCTGCGAGAATTCGCTCATCTCGCTGAACCTGGCGCCCAACCGGCGTTTTGATGACCCTGACCAGCAGCTCTACCATCCCGGCGATTTAGGCTTCAGCTTCGTCGAGTCGCTGGCCAACATGCAACTGTTCTGGCCGGCGCCGAACGCGAACGCCTCGCCGTATCCCGTCTACATGACGGTGAACCCGAGCGTGGTCGACATTGCCGTCGGCGCGTTTGCCACCATCACCGTCACAATCCACTACTCCGACGGCAGCACCTACACGCAGGTCGGCGGCGGCGGATCTGGCCCGAGCTTTGAAGTGACCTGGGCGTCGACCAACCCGAAAGTTGCCGTCATGCTCTACAGCGCGACCAACAACGTGCAAGGCATTGCGCCGGGCGAGTGCTCGCTGATGGTGCGCGTGCCCACGGGCGCCGCGGGCTTTGGTGGACCGACGCAGATGTATCGCGCCGCCTGCAGCATCATCGTGCACTCATGACGACTCTGGTGCGCCATCAGAACTGGCCGTCGCGGCTGCATCGCATTATCGACACCGCGCGCCAGGTGCCGTTCGAGTGGGGCGTGTTTGACTGCGCGCTGCATGTGGGCAACTGCATGCGCGCGGTGGTCGGCGTCGACCCCACCGCTCCCTATCGCGGCAAGTACCACGACGAAGCCGGCGCCGCGGCCATTTACGGCCCAAGCCTCGCTGCGTTCGCCGCCGGCATTGCTGCCACGCTCGGCTGCCCTGAAGTTCCCGTCACGTTCGCGCGCCGCGGCGACGTGGTGTGGATTGATAACGCCACGCACCAGGGCGCCCTGGGCGTGGTTTCAACCGATGGCCGCTTTGCTTCGTGCGTGAGCGATAACGGCGCGCTGCTGGTGCGCATGCACCGCTGGAAGCGCGCCTGGCGCGTCGGCTAGACCTCACAACATGTCGAAAACTGCAGAAGCTCTTGGGCTGATCGTGGGCGGCCTTGCGCTGGCCGTGCTGGCCGGCCCGGTCGGCATTATCGTGCTGCAGGGCGACGTCGCCGTCTTCAACGCCATGGTCGGCTACGGGCTGACGACGGCGCTCTCAGGCGTTGGCCTGCTGCTGCGCCAGAGCCCGAAGCCGGTGGGCCAGCCGGCGTCATCGATCACGGCAGCGAACGGCGTAGTGCCGCGGCGCGTGATCTATGGCCAGTCGCAGACCGCCGGGGTTTGCACCTACGCGAGCTTTCCGCCCAGCCAGGACCTGAACGTCGTCAGCCAGTTTCTCCATTGCGTCTACACGCTCGCGGCGCACGAGATCTCGAGCATCGACGCGATCGCCATCAATGGCACGGTTTACAACTTTGGTACCGACCTGATTTGGGATTCAGTGAATGGCTGGTGGGACCTGAAGGCCGCGGGCTCGACCACGCCCAACGACTGCTACTGGCAGCACATTTTTTTCGAAGTCGATTTTGGCCGCAACCTGCCGAACCAGCCATTCCCCAACCTGGCCGCGGGCGACCCGAGCTGGACGAGTGCCTGCGTGCAGCAGGGCTGCGCCAAGGTGCATGTGATCTTCCGCGCCGACACGGGCTGGCCGGCGCTGTACGAAAGCGGCGAGATCCCGAACGTGCAGTTTCTGATTACCGGCAAGAAACTCGTCGACCCGCGCGTGATCACGGCCTGGCAGCCTTCGAATGGCTACTTCGAATTCCAGTGGATCGCCGACAACTTTGGCCGCATCTGGGTGCAGACCAACTCGACGGGCACGAGCGGCGTGGCGGCGAGCCGGCCGAACTTTGAAGGCGCCAGCAGCTTCCCGGCTACGCTGAGCGACAACACTGCGAGCTGGACGACGCAAGGCGAATTTGTGAGTGGCGCCGAAGAGTGTGAAGACGGCAACCCGCAAGGCCACATTTTTAACAACCGCCTGGTGAACGATGCGTGGATCCCGAACAGCAGCTGGGCGCAGAACTGGATTATCGAAGCGCCGCTCGGCTACTTCCAGCAGCTGCAGTCGGCGAGCGGCACTTCGGGAGCGACTGAGCCGAACTTCTCGACCACGCTCGGCGGCACGACCAGCGACGGCACGCTCTCGTGGGTATGCCTGGGCCGATCGCCGCACGCGATTAACCCATCGAACTCGGCGCTCTGCGTTTACGACTACCTGCAAGACACTGACGCAGGCTTGGCGGTGCCGGCCGCGGAGATCGATGTGGCCAGCGTGATTGCCGCGGCCAACGTGTGCGAAGAGCAAGCCATGATCATCGTGAACGCCGACACCACGGTGGTCTATGAAAACCTTTACAGCTGCAATGGCATGTTCGATCACTCTTCCCTGCGCGGCAACGTGCTCACGTCGCTGTGCGCGTCGATGGCGGGCTGGTGCGTGGCGCCTGGAGATTTCTGGCACGTCTTCGCCGGCGCATATGTGACCCCCACGATTTCGATTGGCGATGCCGACATGCGCGGGCCGATCAAAGGCGACTTCCGCATTTCGAAGCGCGAAGTGGCCAACGGCGTGAAGGGCACCTACATTCCGGCCTACTTACCCACGAACCCGGCAGGCGCGCAGAGCATGACGCAGATCCCGGGCACGTGGCAGTCGCAAAGCTTTCCCGCGTACCAGGCCAACGGCCTGGCCGGCAAACCCGATTACCTGAACTCGGAAGATGGTGGCCAGATTATTTGGCAGGACGTGCAACTCGACTTCACCACGTCGCTGTGGACGGCGCAGCGCCTCGCGAAGATCGAGCTGATGCGGCTGCGCTTTCAGGAAACGCTGACGCTGCCCTGCAAGCTCACGGCGTTTCAGCTCGAGGGCGGCGACACGTTTTACTTCACGCACTCGCGCTGGAACATTGTCGAAGGCGTCTACCAGGCAATCCAGTGCTCAATCAATTTCTCAAACGACAGCGACGGCACGCCCGCGGTGGGCGTCGACCTGGTCGCGCGCCAGGTGGATCCGTCGATCTACGAATTCCAGGGGCCGACGAGCTCGACCAACTATGGCGAGTACTCACCGTTCGGAATTACCGGCGTGATGACGGGAGTGGAGTGATCACATGAACGATCTGCAGCTACAGTTTCTGAGGAAGGCGACGGCCGAGGCGGTGAAAGCGAGTCATCCATTCCCGCAGATGGCGGCCGCCGAGGCTGCACTCGAGTCGAGCTGGGGCAACAGCGAGCTCGCGCGCAGCGGCAACAATTTGTTCGGCATGAAGCAGCACCTTCATCCGAATCCTGCGTTCGGCACGATGAACTTGCCCACGCGCGAGTACCTGCAGAGCGAGTGGCGCCAGGTGCTGGCCGCGTGGGTGGCCTACCCGGACTGGCGCGCGTGCTTTGCCGATCGGCTGGCCACGCTCGAGCGGCTTTCGAACGCGTATCCGCACTACGCGGCGGCGCTGCGCGCGCCCAACGCGCAAACCTACATCACTGAAGTTTCCAAGACCTGGTCGACGGATCCGGCACGCGCGCAGAAGTGCCTCTCGATCTACCAGGAATTCGCAACGACCACAGGGGGAACACCATGAAGGACTGGAAGACCACACTCGCCGGCGCGCTCACCATTGCGGGCACGCTCACCAATGCAGCCCTGGCGCTGCTGGAGCACAGACCCGTCGACCTGCCAATCGTGATCGCCGGCATAACCACGGGCGTTGGCCTGATCAAGGCTGCCGACTCGCGATGAACCCGTTCGACGGTCTGGCGAAATATCTGCTCGGCCGGCTGGAGCAGAACATCCTGCAGGGCTGGGCACGCTTTCTTTTTCAGATGGCGTTCTCGGCGTTTGTGTCGTTCTGCTTCACCTGCGGCACGGTCATGGTGTCGACCCGGTCGGTGATTACCGGCGTGGGCACCGGCATGGTGATCGTGGCGATCGTGCTGACCGTTTTCTTTCGCACTTCAAAACTCACCGCCGGCATGACCGCCGTGCTGCCCTCAGCTGAGGCTGCCCAGGAGCTCGTGACCGGAATTCAAACGATCGAAAAACCAGAGGAGAAAAAACCGTGAGCACTTCATTCAAAGGAATCGTTTCGAAGATCGTGGCGGCCGCAAAAGATTTCAAGGCCGCTGTGCTGAAGGCCGCCGACGAGGCGCCCGTGATTGTGGGCGACGTCGAAAAGAACGCGCCGGAAGTGGAAGCGCTGATCGAGCTTGCCTTCCCTGGCGCCGCGGCGATCGAGCAGACCGCGCTGGCCACATTCGAAGCGGTCTGCGGTGTCGTTGAAGCCGCTGGCCCCGCGGCCGGCGCGAATGGATTGTCGGTGCCGCTCGACCAGGCGCTGATTGCCGACATCCAGGCCGTGCTGCCGCAGCTGAAGGCGATCGCCGCGAAGCTTTAGCTGGCCTTCACCAGCGAAGTCTTCCCTTCCCCGCCATCCTGCTCTATCAATGCCGGCAGCGACATCGTGCGGCGGAACTCGTTCCACATTCGCAGCATCTTCGGATCGTCGAGGCGCGGGGCGGGCAGGTTGAGCGTCTTGCGCATCTCGATCCAGCTCAGGAACGCGAACGTGGGATCTTCGCTGACCACCGCTTTGAATTGTTCGTACACGATGTGATCGAGCGGGCGGGTGCGGGCCGGGGGCTCGTCGCCGCGGGCCATGAGATCGGCGCACGTGACGCAGCACGACACTGAGGCTTGCGAGAGACGCTGGGTTTCGAGCACACGGGGCAGACCGACGAAGCGGAGCACCAGGTCGAGCACGAAGGCGGCTTCGCTGACTTCGATGATGTCACCGCACTTGAGACACGGGGCAGCTTGACGAGCGGGCATTGTTTCCCTCCGGAAATTGCGTTTCGGAAACGGTTTCCGAAACGCATCAGGGACACTCTAGCAGACCTGGTTACCTCGGGAACCTAGTTGAGCAACACGGGCTCGCGGTAGATTCGCTGCATGTCCGCAGTCGCGCAAATGTCGAAGACGGCGCCGGCCCCGATGCCAGTCGAGGTCGACGCCCAGGCCGAAGGCTTTCACCAGCTCGAGATCGAACTCACGAAGGCGCAGGCTGAACTGACCACCGCGCGAAAAAAATTGCTGGAGCGGGAAGCGGAGCTTATCGAGCTGGTGCGATCGTGCGGCGGACCGCACGCGCAGAAATCGAAGATCCTGCACGGCATTGTGTGGGAGATGGTTGCGACCTTCGGCCAGTACACCACGCAGGACGCCGCTGCGGTTGAACGCTTCCGCCTGGCGCTCGCCAAGGCGAAGAAGACCCGGCTGCTGAAAAAGATTTTTTCGGTCGACGTGCGATACACGCTGCAGTCGGGCGCCAGCGAGATTCTGAAAACGGAACAGCTCTCGCCGCGGCTCATGAGCCTGCTGCTGCAGTGCTCGGTGACGGGCGATCGGAAGCCGTCGCTGGACGTGCGGCCGAAGAAGAAGCCCGCGGCCTAGATCTTCCCGCAGTACTCGTATCGCAGCCGCAGACGGGGCTCGCCATCAGCCGCCAAGAACGGCACTCAGCGCGAGCCCCTGAGTGGCTTTCTGGCGTTTCAATTCACCTGATCTGGAATCGGGCCTTTTTGAGGGTAATTCTTACTAGTCAGTTAACAGGGAAATGAACTCCGTCGCCCTCTACGCGCGCGTTTCGAAGGACATTTGCCGGTCGTGCGGCCGGCAGCCCGAGGCGCACGTGCCGGGCGTGATTGACCACGAGTTCAAGGGCCAGGACCCGGAAGCCCAGCTGCAGCCGCTGCGCGAGATGTGCCGCATGCGCGGCTGGACGATTGTGCACGAGTACATCGACCAGGGCTGGGGCGGATCGCTCGAGTCGCGGCCGGCCTTTGACGAACTCAACGCCGTGATCGCCGCCACCGACGTGAAGAAGCCGGCCACGCGCAAGTTCGACGGCGTGGTGGTGTGGAAGTTCGATCGCTTCTTCCGGTCGACGAAGCACATGCTGCAGGTGCTCGACACGTTCGAGGCCAGGAAGCTCGAATTTGTTTCGCTCACCGAGCAGATCGACACGTCGACGCCGATGGGCCGCATGATCTTCACCATCCTGGCCGCGGTGGCCGAGTTTGAACGCAACCTGATCGCCGAGCGCATTCGCAACGGCATGAAAAAAGCCGGGGCAAAACGCCCTGGCCCGAAGGTGAGCGCGAAGGGTCCGTCGAAGACTACACTGTGGCGCCGAGCTCGCGCCGGCTGA